GAAAAACATGTTATTGAGGTTATTAAAAAATTAAGAAATGAAGCTAAGTGAAAATTTTACATTAGATGAATTAACAAAATCACAAGAAGCAATACGTCTTGGTATTGCAAATGAGCCTAACGACGAGCATATAACTAATTTAATATTACTTTGTAAAAATATTCTTCAACCTATTAGAAATCATTTTAATAAAGTTGTATCTGTATCTTCTGGATTTAGATCAGCAGCGCTTTGCGAGGCCATAGGATCAAGTAGCAAGAGTCAGCATACCAAGGGGCAAGCAGCAGACTTTGAGATATTTGGTATACATAATAAAGAAGTTAGTGATTGGATCGTTCAAAACCTTGATTATGATCAATGTATACTAGAATTCTGGAGCCCTAACGATCCCAACTCCGGATGGATCCATTGCAGTTATAATGATTCTGGCAATAGAAGGCAGTACTTGAAAGCAGAACGTATTAATGGTAAAGTTGTATATTCAACTATAAGTTAATATATGCCAATAAGCAGAGCACAAATACCTCAACAAATAGAAGGCAAACTTAGGGGTTCAAAACCATCTAGAGCTATGCTTGCATATAAAAGAAAAAATAAAAGGAAAAAATAATGGGTAAACTTTGTCCAAGAGGAAAAGCAGCGGCTAAAAGAAAATTTGATGTCTATCCAAGCGCATATGCAAATATGTATGCTTCAGCTGTTTGTTCTGGGAAAGTAACACCTGGTGGAAAAAAGAAAATGGCAAGAGGTGGTTTCGTTGCTAAAGGTTGTGGCAAAGTTATGAGTAATAGAAGAAAGGTTACAAAAGTTTATTAATATGGCAAATGGTCTTAGAAAATGGGTTTCTGAAAAATGGGTAGATATTGGATCTAAACGTAAAGATGGTTCTTTCGCTCCTTGTGGAAGATCAAAAGGAGAAAAAAGAAAAGGCTATCCAAAATGTGTTCCATTAGCTAAAGCTAGAGCAATGTCAGAAGGTCAAAGAAGATCAGCGGTCACAAGAAAAAGAGCTGCGGGAAATGTGGGACCTAAACCAACAAACGTTTCAACATTTGTAAAAGGAAAAGAATTTGCTAATGGTGGAATAGTGGATACTACAAAAATGAGGTATATATAATGGCAACATCAGGAACAACTAGTTTTGATTTACAAATAGATGATATTGTAGATGAAGCTTATGAACGTTGTGGAATTGGAACTGAAGCTGGATTTGATTTAAAGAAAGCAAGAGTTTCTTTAAACATTTTATTTTCAGAATGGGGCAACAGAGGAATTCATCTTTGGAAAGTAGCTTTACAATCAACTACATTAGTTGCTGGAACTACAAGTTATCTTACTCCAACTGATTGTGGAGATGTACTAGAAGCTGTTGTAAGAGATACTTCTGGTAATGATGTGGCTTTAACAAAAATTTCAAGATCTCAATACAGTGCTATACCTAATAAATCAGATCAAGGTTCTCCAAGTCAATATTATGTAGATAGACAGGTTAGACCTGAAATTTATTTATATCAAACACCAGATGCAGTAACTTATACATCTCTTCGTTATTATTATGTAAAAAGAGTTCAAGATGCAGGAGCTTATACCAACACAGCAGATGTACCGTATAGATTTTTACCATGTATGGTTTCAGGACTTGCTTACTATTTATCTTTTAAATATGCGCCGACAAGAACAGAACAATTAAAAATGTATTATGAGGATGAGTTGTTAAGAGCTATTGATGAAGATGGTCAAAGAACTAGCTTATATATCTCTCCACAATCTTATTATCCAAATATTTAATATGGCTACTTTTGCAAAAGGAAAATATTCACAAGTAATATCAGATAGATCTGGTCAAGCTTTTCCATATAATGAAATGGTAAAAGAATGGACTGGAGAATTAGTGCATATTTCTGAATATGAAGCTAAGCACCCACAAATTAGTCCAAAATATCATGCAGCCGATCCAGTGGCATTACAAAATGCTAGACCTGATAGAGTAGAACCAGCTGTAAGAACAATCCTTCCATTAAATCCTTTTAGATCACAGGCTGGATTAAATTTTTTATTAATAAATGAACCAGACCATGAAAGACAAACAGGAAATATTATATCTTTTGCTTATGCAGATGGTTTTGGAGGCTTTAGTCCAAATACCTTAAACAATACAAATGGATATTCTATAACTTTAGGCGCTCCATTAGGTTGGACAAGTCAAGCAGACTTTCCTACAACTGATTTTTATTATGTAAATTTAGGAGTAACAGCAACTCAAACTGCAATAGGTGGTGGCGGAGCCCCTATAACAGTTGGACCAACAACTACTACACCATGACATACGCAGAACTAGTTACAAAAATAAGAGACTATACAGAAGTAGATTCTAATGTATTTACAGCAACCATTATTAATGGATTTATTCAAGACGCTGAATACAGAATATTTAGAGATGTAGATGTAGACAACAACAGAGTTTATTATTCAGCTAATTTTATAGCTTCTCAAAAATTCTTATCTGTTCCAAATGATGTATATCTTATAGAATCTTTATTAGTTGTTGATACTACTCAAACTGGTAATCCTAGAAGTTATTTAGAACCAAGAGACGTATCTTTTATAACAGAGTATAATAGCACTGGAGCTACTGGAGTCCCTAAATACTACGGTAATTATAACGATAGTAACGTTATTGTGGCTCCTACGCCCGCGAGCACGTATGCGGTAGAGTTAAATTATATCTTGAAACCCACTCAATTATCTAGTACAAATACATCTACGTTTTTAAGTACAAAGTTTCCAAATGGCTTATTATACGCATGCTTACTAGAAGCATATGGGTTTTTAAAGGGACCTACGGACATGTTGCAATTATATGAAACAAAATATAAAGAAGCTGTTCAAGGTTTTGCTTTAGAGCAAATGGGTAGAAGAAGAAGAGATGAGTATCACGATGGTGTTCCTCGTCTTAATATTCAACAAAATAAGTAATGGAGTAAAAAATGGCTATAACAACAAATGCAATTTGCAATTCTTTTAAAAAAGAACTTTTAGAAGGAAAACATAATTTCACTGCATCCACTGGAAATAAATTTAAACTTGCTTTATATACTTCTAGTGCGACTTTAGGAAAGTCAACTACGGCATTTACATCAACAAACCAAGTCACTGCTTCTGGATCATATGTTTCTGGTGGTGGGGCATTAGTAAATGCTGGAACTTCTTTAGCTTCTAATACTGCAATCGTAGATTTTAATAATTTAAGTTTTACTTCTGCAACTATTACAGCAAGAGGTGCTTTGATTTATAATACTTCAAATTCTAATACAGCTGTTTGCGTATTAAATTTTAGTACTGATAAATCATCAACGTCTGGAACTTTCACAATTCAATTCCCTGCATTTACAACTAGCGCTGCAATTATAAGAATAGCGTAAGGAGTAACTTACAGTGGCTAATGGTTGGGGAAGAAACACCTGGGGAAGTGATGTTTGGAACGGTGAACCTAATCTAACCGAAGGCTGGGGTTTTAATGGTTGGGGTGAAACTGTTTGGGGAGACAATTATCAAATAGAATTAACAGGCGTTCAAGCTGACACAGCTGTTGGAACTGTTATTGCTGCAATTGATATTGTAGTAAATCTTACAGGATCTTCTTTACAATTAGACATAGGAAATGCAACCGCAGATGGTAACGCTGAAGTTTTTGTTACTGCGCCAGATTCATTAAATTCAAATACAGGAATCGTAACAATTCTTACAACTGCTAATTTTGCAGTTACAGGATTACAAGCTAATACAGCTGTTGGAACAGTAGATATTTCTGCAGGAGGAAATATATCCGTTAACGTTTCTGAACACACTCTTAATTCTTTTGTAGGTCAAGCTGTTTCTGATGCGGGATCTATTGTAAATGTTACTGGAAGCACAATTAATTCTTCTATTGGAACAGTAATTGCAAGAGCAGATGTTAACGTAGATGTTACTGGCTCTAGTGCTACTTCTTCTATTGGAACTACAACAGTTACAGCTAATGCGAATGTAGACGTTACTGGATCTCAAGCTAATTTATCTTTAGGAAATACTGATGAAGTTGGAAGCGCTAATGTAGTATTAACTGGCATAGCTTTAACAACAGCAATAGGTTCGGTAGATGCGGTATCTGTAGTAGATGTTACTGGAGTATCCGCAAATACAGGAATAGGTAGCTTAAACATTATAACTAATGTAGTTATAAATGTTACTGGAGTTTCTGCTCAAAGTAGTGTAGGATCCGTTAATATTACAGCTTGGGCTGAAGTAAGTACAGGAACCCCAGCAGTATATTCACAGGTAAGTACAGGAACACCTGCTAATTGGACAGAAGTTGACATAGCTGCTTAATTTAAATATATAACAACAAGGAATTAATATATGGCATCAAGTTATTCTACAGACCTTAAACTAGAACTTATGGTTACAGGCGAAAACGCCGGTACATGGGGAACTAAAACAAATACAAATTTAGAACTTTTACAACAAGCAATTGCAGGATATCAAGATGTATCTATTGCAGGTGGAGCTCAAACAACAGCTCTTGTAATGACAAATGCAACATTATCTAATGCTAGAAATGCTGTTGTAAAATTTTCAGGAACAATTACAGGAAATCAAATAGTTACAATTCCAAATGGAATTGAAAAAACTTATATATTATACAATGGAACTGTAGGTGCATTTACTGTACAATTTAAAACTGTATCAGGAACAGGACCAACATTTGCTACAACTGATAAGGGATTTAAATTAGTTTATTCAGATGGAACAGATGTAACAGACGTTCCTCTTGGAGTTCCAGGTGGATCTAATACACAAATTCAATTTAATAATGCAGGATCATTTGGTGGTTCAGCTAACTTAACTTGGGATGGTACAAATTTTCAAATAGGGAATCAAGGTGATTTAAGATTAGGTGATGCAGATAATTCTAATTATGTAGCACTTCATGCACCAACTACTATTGCTTCAAATTATACATTAACATTACCGACAGCAACAGGAACAACTGGTCAAGTATTATCATTATCAGATGGTTCAGGAACTTTATCTTTTGCTACAGTTGCAGGCGGCGCTGCATGGCAAGCAGTTAAAACTTCTGGATTTACAGCGGTAGCTAAAGAAGGTTATTTTTGTAACACAACTTCATCAGCTTTTACAGCAACGTTACCTGTATCAGCAACAATTGGAGATTTTATTTCTTTCATAGATTATGCAGGAACGTTTGACACTAACAATTTAACTGTCGCTCGTAACGGACACAAAATTCAAGGCGACGCTTCAGATTTAACGGTGGCAACAGAAAGAGCAGGATTTACACTTGTATACGTTGATGCAACACAAGGTTGGCTATTACAGAATAATTAAGGAGGTTTGAAATGACAACCTTTAAAGAAATACGTGGTACCACAGTAGAGTCAGTATCATCAGATCCTATAAATCCAGAAGTCGGTCAGATCTGGTATAATAATACAATTGGAGTTTTGAAAGGTTATGTAAATTTAGGTGGAGTGTGGTCAGCTGGTGGTAATATGGGAACAGCTAGATATGGACTTGGAGGAGCAGGAACTCAAACAGCGGCTTTAGGATTTGGTGGAGAACAACCAGTTAATACAGCAGCCACAGAAGAATATAATGGAACATCTTGGTCGCCTGGAGGAAATTTAACAACAGCAAGAAGATTTTTAGGAGGTTGTGGAACACAAACAGCAGGATTAGGTTTTGGTGGTTTTACTACAGCTAATACAGCTGCAACTGAAGAATATGATGGAACAAGTTGGGGACCAGGTGGAAATATGGGAACAGCAAGAAGAATTTTGGGTAGTGCAGGAACTCAAACAGCGGGATTAGGATTTGGTGGAATTACAACAGTTGGCGTTGCAAACACAGAAGAATATGATGGTTCAGCTTGGACTGCTGGAGGAAATATGGGAACAACAAGAAGATTTTTGGGAGGTTGTGGAACACAAACAGCTGGTTTGGGTTTTGGTGGATACACACCAGCTCCAGCAACTACAACTGCTACAGAAGAATATGATGGATCTGCATGGACTGCAGGCGGAAATTTAGGAACAGCAAGAGCAGCTCTTGCAGGAGCAGGATTACAAACAGCAGGTTTAGCTTTTGGTGGCAATGGAGCATCTAATGCAACAGAACAATATGATGGTAGTGCTTGGACAACTGGAGGAAATTTAACAACAGGAAGAGCTCAATTAGCAGGGGCAGGAACTCAAACAGTGGGTTTAGCTTTTGGTGGAGGTCCACCCGTTACAGCAGCGACCGAAGAATACATAAACCCAACAGTAGCAGTTAGAAAAATAACAACTTCATAATATGACAACATACAAAGAAATTTTTGGTAAATACGTTAAGAACTACAGTTCAGATCCGACATCCGATGCTGAAGGACAAGTTTGGTATAATACAACTTCGGGAACGTTTAAGAGTGTTTTAGCATCTGCTGCATGGAGTAGCGGATCTCCTTTAATTACAGCTAGAAGAAGTTTAGCAGGAGCAGGAACACAAGTAGAAGCATTAGCATTTGGAGGAAGAGATGCAACTGCAGCTACAGGAATTACAGAAGAATACAATGGATCAGGTTGGGCAAGTGGAGGAACTTTAGGAACAGCAAGATATTTATTGGCAGGTGCAGGCACTCAAACTGCAGGACTTGCTATGGGAGGATTTAGCACAGCTAATTCAAACTCAACCGAAGAATATAATGGTTCAACGTGGGGGCCAGGAGGAAATTTAGCAACAGCAAGACGTGCTTTAGCAGGAGCAGGTATACAAACTGCTGGACTTGCTTTTGGTGGAATTACAACAGTTAACACAAACGCAACAGAAGAATACGACGGATCAGCATGGACTGCTGGTGGAAATTTAATAACTGCAAAAGAAGGTCCTGCAGGAGCAGGAACTCAAACAGCGGGTTTATCAATAGGTGGAAAATCAACGGTAGCACTTAATAACACAGAAGAATATGATGGAACAAGTTGGACTGCAGGAGGATCTCTTGGAACAGCAAGATATTTTTCAGCAGCAGCAGGTACTCAAACTTCAGCATTAGTCTTTGCTGGAGCAGCTCCAGCTAATTCTGCAGCAACTGAAAAATATGATGGAACTTCTTGGACATCCACTTCAAATATGGCTAACGCAAACACTCGTTTAGGTGGGGCAGGTATACAATCAGCAGCATTAGCATTTGGTGGTAATAATCCACCTCCTAATACAGCCAATACCGAAGAATACAATTTTGCAACAACTGTCATCACAGCCGCAGCGTGGGCGAGTGGCGGGAATATGAATACGGCTAGAGCTCTTTTAGGTGGTTCTGGTGTATCAGGAAATGATGTACTAGCTTTTGGTGGAGATACTGGACCAGCTAGAGTAGGAAATACAGAAGAATATAACGGATCAGCTTGGACAAATGGTGGAGCTATGGGAACAGCAAGATCTGCTCTAGGTCCTGCTTCTCAAGGACCTACAACTGCAGGACTTGGTTTCGGTGGATATAGTGGAGGAGCACTTAATGCTACAGAAGAATATGACGGATCTACTTGGACAGCGGGGGGAACTTATGGTGCTTCAAAATATAATGTAGGTGGTTTAGGAACTCAAACAGCGGCAGTTGGAATAGGTGGACAACCTTCTGTTAATAATGTTTATCTTTATAATGGTTCTACTTGGACAGCAGGAACAGCTTATCCAGCTTCAAAATCTAGTGTAAGTGCTTGTGGTACACAAACTGCAGGTATTGCAGCTGGGGGAAACCCACTTGTTGCTTCCGCATTTAAATATGATGGATCAGCTTGGACAGCAACAGGATCATTAAATACTGCTAGATATCGTATAAGTGCTGCTGGTATTCAAACAGCGGCTTTATTTTTTGGAGGAACTTCTGGACCAACTGATCTTGGGGTAAGTGAAAGTTATGATGGTACTTCTTTTTCTACAACGCCTTCTCTTGCAACAGCAAGATCTGGTGGAGCTGGTGGTGGAACTCAATCATCAGCTGTTTTAGGTGGTGGTGATACAAATAGTTCTCCTTCAGAAACAGCGTTAACAGAAGAATTTACAGGGGAAATTGTAACAACTAATACAAGAACCATAACAACAAGTTAGTTTACATTATGAATAAATTGACTTATAATAACTAACCAAGGAGCATAAATATGGCACTTTTTATATACGGTACAGCAACTAACACAGGCAAAGGT